TCTTCTCGGGCTCGGCTATGAACCACGAGTTGATCTCGGCCCGCAGCTCCTCGAGGGTGGCGATCGCGCCGCGGTTCGACATCAGCTTGTTCCAGTCGTTCATGTTGGTCATATCGTTCTCTCCTCAGAACTTCTCGTCGATGTCGGCGAGCGCGGCGATGGCAGCGCGCTGCATCGGCGTGTTTGTCCACTCGAACGGCATGCCGACGGCGGCTGCGACCAGCATCTCGGGCTGGACGCGCAAGCCCATGCGGTCGTCGGCAACGGACCATTCGACACCCATCTTGTTGGCGGCTTGGGCGGTGGCGAAGGCGGCGGCATAGGCTTTGTACAGCTTGCGGTAGCCGCGCGTGTCGGCGGCGTACGGCTGCTGCGATGCGTCGTCGTACGCGATCGCGATGTCGTCATTGCGCAGGATTTTGGCGACCTTGGCGGTCATGAACCAGCGGATGTCGGTAGTGGTAGTCATGTCTTGAACTCCTCATTTGCGTTGTTGCTGATCCGTAGATACAGCATCGGTGGGATAGTGCAAGCGCTATTTGCAGATAGTTTTACTTGCCTGCAATATCGATCAGCTTCGCCACGTCTTCGGGCACTGGCGGCCAGTACGAGCTGCCTGTCTGCGTGTACAGCCACTGGCGCAGTGCCTCCTCGTTGCAGTTGCATAGTGCCGCCGCCTCGAAGCGGTCGGCTCCGTACTCGATGGCCTCGAGCACCAGCCGTGCGCGCTTCTTGCGGCGACGCGCGTTGTTCTCCGCCACCGTCCGTCGAGCGATGGTCATCTTGGCTCGGTGCGCCCGAGAGCGCTTGGCGCGCTGGTAGCGCTGCTTGAATGCCTCGAGGTCGGTCACTCTGCCTGCTCCCCCATCTGATCGCGGAAGCGCTTCCACAGCGAGCGTGCGCGCATCTGCGACATGCCGAGAGCCTTGCCTGCCTCGTCGATCGAATGCCCGTCGGCTATAAGGTCGACCAGCTCTGCGGTCAGATCGGCGCGCGATGGCTCGGGGTCGATGTCCTCTGGCATCACGATGCCGTAGCGCGCGACGCCGGTGGTGGTCAGTGCGCACATGTTGCGGCCCCTGCCGCCGTCGGGCTTGACGAAGGCGATCTCGTCGTCGTCGAACATCGCGCTGTACGCAGCCTTGGCTGTGTGCAGGCTGCGCAGCCATACAGGGCCGTTGGCCAGCATCGCTGCCACCTGTGCGCGTCTCTTGTCGGTACTCACGTCTGTCTCTCCTCAGTAGGTCGGCGGGGCCGAAGCCCCGCCGGCCACACTCATGCTTCCTGCAGCGTCGTGTAGATCGCCTGCACGATCGGGTGGTTGTCGAAATCACCGTTGGTGATGGTGGTCTCGGTGATGCCTGCATCGGGCCAATCCATCCAGCCGCCGCGGACGGCGATCTCGCGCGCCTTGACCAGCAGCGGGTCGACCGGCCCGAGATCGGGATAGCGCTTGATGGCGTCAGCCTTCCACGCTTCGAGCGCATCGATCTCGGCTTCCATCTCGGCGAGGTCGTTACGCATGTCCTCGATCAGCTCCTTGTCGAGCGTGGCGCTCAAGTTGAAGTCGAGCTCGGCGTCGGTGGGCTCGGCCTGCTCAGCCGCGGTGGGCGCACGGTCGGGGATGAAGTAGCGGAACGAGCGGCCGTCACGCTGACGGCTGATGAGGTTGTCCTCAAACATAGTCCGCAGCGTGCCGGTGTAGTGGTTGGCAGGCTTGCCGAGGGCCGCCGAGATGGTTTCGGAAGTGGCGCCCGCGTTGTTGCGGATGAAGGTCAGAAGCTCGCGGCGCGTGCTCCCGCGTACTTCGGTGATGTCAAGCGTAGTCATATTGGGTACTCCTCGTTGGTAGGTGGAGGGGCCGAAGCCCCCCCGGTTGGTAATCAGTAGTCGGGGCTGTCGTCTTGTCCAGACAGCCAGTCGCCGTAGACTTCTGGGGCGACCTCGATGGTGGCCTCGTCGACCAGATCATCGAAGATGTCGGTGCGGATGCCGTAGGGCTCTCCGCCGCCGACGATCTCGGCAGCCGTCACTTCGAAGTCGTCGACACCGTCGAACGTGAACTCGACGGCGACGTCGCACTCGCGCTCGATGCGCTTGTCGCACTCCCACATGACGTGGACGGTGGTGCTGAGGTTGGGTAAGTGTGTCATGCTAGTCTCTCCTTCGTTGTTGCTGATCGGTAGATACATCATCCATCGGATAGTGCAACCCCTGTTTGCAATTTATTTTACTCGCTGATCACGCCCTGCGCGATGAGGTTCTGTGCAGTTCGGCCGAAGAAGCCCTGCAGCTGGTATGCGACGCCTGTGTCGTGCAGTGTCTGCCAAGCCTCGACGACGGTGTCGTGGTCGGCGTCCTCGACGCCCTCTGCGATCATGGTTGCGGTGAAGATGTCCATTGTGCTTACTCCTCGTTTCGTTGTTGCTGACCTGTAGATACAGCGTCCATCGGGCATTGCAAGCCCTAATTGCTAAAAAAGTGCATCAATCTGCAAAAAAGTGCATGTACGTAATAGTGTTGCGCAGATTTACAACATGAAGACATATTATTACAATGTTGTAAACGGCGTAAACGCTTGAAAACACACGTACATGCGGATGTTGCCAGATTCGATTTGAGCGCGTCGGACTTTGGCAATTGCAACATGAACGGTTTGTTCATGTTGTATCGGGGTGCAAATTGGAAACTGTTTGACGCCAACGGTTTAGCGGCCAAATGCAACATGAACAAACCGTTCATGTTGCATGTTGCATCCCATGTTGCACATACTCACCGAGATGCAACGGGGGGCCTACTACTTCCAGTAGGCCCCGTGATGCATCGAGAGTGACGCGATGTTGTGTTGCGCTCCGGCCCTTTGCCCAGCGCTTGACCTGTCGTACGGTCTGGGTTATATCGGCGGCTGTGGTGTTCGAGACCACAGCCGCCTAGTCGAGCGGCCAACTGCTAGGACTGACCGATGACTTCGAAAATTGATAGCGCTTACCGCCCCGAGCGTAAAGACCTAACCGCGAACGACGTGCTGCGTCTGCTCGATTACGACGCGGCCGTCGGGCTGTTCTACTGGCGGCGCAGGACGCGCGAGCAGTTCCAATCCGAAGAGGCCTTCGAGAGTTTCAACGCGAACAACGCGGGGCGCATCGCAGGCACCGAGACGCATCGCGGCATGCAGATCACGATCCGCTTCACGGCGTTTCCTGCGGCGGAGCTGGTGTGGCTTGTCGAGACCGGCGCGTGGCCAGAGCACGGGGTCGCCTTTGCTGACGGCGATTGCTTTCACACGCACTTCAGCAACCTGCGCCCAGCCCCTCCGCCAGCGCCGAGAGGGAAACGTGTTGGCCGCAAGCGGAAAGGTGGCAACGGGGTTGCTTGGGACCGCTACGGAGCCGATCTCGTCTGACCCCGACCTTGCTGCGGCCGCCCGCAAGTGCTATCTGTGGTTCTGTCGAACATGAAGGGATCGAACACGATGGCTGCGCCAAAGACGAAGAAGACCATTCGGACGGATGAGATCGATGAGCGCATCGTCGATGGCTTGTCGGGCGGCACGCCGCTGCGCGAGCTGTGCAGGCAGGATGGCATGCCTTCGTGGCGAACTGTGTACGATTGGATAGAGGCCGACGAAGCGCTTGCCACACGCATCGCGCGTGCGCGTGAAAGGGGCTTCGACGCGATCGCCGAGGAAACGCTCGGTCTGGCCGATGGCGTGGCGCACCAGAGCGAGGCGATCCAGAAGGCCAAGCTGCAGATCGACACGCGCCTCAAGCTGCTCGCCAAGTGGTCGCCCAAGCGCTACGGCGACAAGCAGACGCACAGCATCGGCGGCGATCCCGATGCGCCTGCTGTGCAGGTCGAGCACGGCGTCGATGCCGAGACGATGGCTGCACTGTCGAAGGCGCTGCTCGACAAGCCACAGGGGAAATAATGCCAACACGCAAAAAAGTGCATGTTGTGTGAAATAGTGCTTGCACTGTGTGCTGGGGCTGGTAGGTAGGAACTCCAAGCAACGCAAACGAGAGACACCGAGATGACCACCGAGCCCACCATCAAGTTCTACGCGATGACCGCAGAAGCCGCTGAAGCCGAGCTGGGCCTGTCGCCGTCGAACCCCGCCGACAAGTTCGTCGTCGTCGAGTTCTGGGTTGAAGCCGACCAGTATGACTTCGGCGCGGCCTTCCGCACCAAGGCTGATCTCGTCGCTGAGATGGGCGGCGAACCCTTCGAATGGTACAACTGACAGCAACACGGCGGGGCTCCGGCCCCGCCACCTACTGAGGAGAGACCGCAGCATGACCAAGATCAAGATCACCGCCACGATCGCGGACGAGTACATGACCCGAGGGGTGTACGACTTCATCGACCAAGCGGGCACGTACCATCTGACGCAGGAGCAGGCCACCGAGCTGCTCGAAGATGCAAAGCACAACGTGTTCGATGTCGACATGATGCCTGCGGGTACGTCGCGGGCGTACGCCGCGCTGGCTTCGAACCTCATGGCCGCACTGGAGACCGCAGCATGATCCGCGTGCCCGACTGGCTCAACCCGTGGCGCCGCATCGCCCAGCTCGAGCGTGAGAACGCTCGGCTGCGGTGGGAGGTCCACGGCATCAACAACGCGCTGCAGATGTCGAACGGCTGGTACGATCGCGTGCGCGCCACCAACGTCGAGCTGCGCTCAGCGCTCGAGCTGTACCGCGACAACGCGCAGCAGCCCGAGCGGATCGAGATCGTGCCGCGGCTGGGCCCCGACGCATGACGGCGATCATCCACGTCAACCGGCAGCACATCGCCAAGAACGCGAAGGACGGCGGCGACCGGCCGGTCTACACCATCAAGCGTGGCGGCCAGACCCGCTACGCCCGAGAGGTGCAGATCGACGGCCCCAGCCGTCTGGTCTACAGCGGCAAGCAGCTGAGCTGCGGCGCCAGAGCGTGGATCGAGACCGACGCGCCGCTGACGCTCGTCGACGAGATGACGTTCGCTGAGGCCCGCGCCACGCAGCCGGATTGACCGCAGCGCCGTCAAGCCCTACACTGTGGGCGTGAGCGCTACCTTCGATCCCGCAGTCCTGCGCAAGCTCGACGTCAAGCAAGCAGCGTTCTTGCTTTGGCAAGCCCGTTGGGCTGCGACCGCGCGTGCGTCGCAGATACCGCCGGCCAGCTTCACCGAGTGCGGCTACATGGCTGGCCGCGGCTTCGGCAAGACGCGCGTCGGCGCCGAGTGGCTGGCGCGTGAGGCGTACCTCGATGCGGCTGGCAACCCGTGCGCCGTGATCGCGCCGACCTACCAAGACGTCAAGTTCGTCTGCTTCGAGGGCGAGAGCGGGCTGCTGTCCGTCATCCCGCCCGAGCTGCTCGCCGACTACAACAAGGGCGACATGGTCGTGAAGCTGCACAACTGTGCTGGCGGCGTCACCGAGATCAGAGGCTTCACCGCTGAGAAGCCCGAGCGACTGCGTGGCCCACAGCACGCACGCATCTGGGGCGACGAGCTGGCTGCGTGGCAGTACGACGAGACTTGGGACATGGCGATGTTCGGCCTGCGGCTGGGCACCGACCCGCGCATCTTGTGGACGACCACGCCGAAGCCGCGCGCTCTGGTCCGACAGCTGATCGCGCCGAAGACCAACCGCGTGATCGTCACCGGCTCGACCTACGACAACAAGCACAACCTGCCTCAGTCCTTCTACGACAACCTCGTGCAGTATGAGGGTACGACGCTCGGACGACAAGAGCTGGCCGGCGAGCTGATCGATCCGGAGGAGAGCGGGATCATCAAGCGCAGCTGGCTGAACCTATGGCCAGCCGACAAGCCGCTGCCGCACTTCGACTGGATCGTGATGTCGCTCGACACCGCGTACACTGAGAAGTCGCTTGACAAGAAGGGCGACCCCGACCCGACCGCATGCGGCGTCTTCGGCGTGTTTCACCACAGCGGCATGAGCCACATCATGCTGCTCGACTGCTGGGACGAGCATCTCGGCCTGCCCGACCTGATGCGCAAGGTGAAGCGGGAGCTGCAGGTGGCCTACGGCGACGACGCCGACCAAGCCCTGATCAAGCCGCTGTTCGGCAGCGACAAGCTGCGCACCTCTGGCCGCAAGCCCGACATCCTGCTGATCGAAGACAAAGGCTCGGGCATATCCCTCCGCCAAATGCTCGCCGAGGCAGGCATCGAGGCCTACGCCTACAATCCGGGGCGGGCCGACAAGCTGAGCCGGCTGCACATCGTCTCGCCCATCTTCGCGCAGAAGCGGGTGTGGCTGCCCGAGAGCCAGAAGCACAAGGGCCAGCCGCGAACGTGGTGCGAGCCGCTACTTGCACAACTCTGCGCGTTCACTGGTCCCCACAGCGTGAAGCATGACGACTACGTCGACGTCTGCAGCCAAGCGCTGCGACTGTGCCTCGACAAGGGGCTCATCGGGCTGATCAAGCCGAAGCCCAAGACCGACGGCGATCGCCCGCCGCCCAAGGAAATCAAGAACCCCTATGCACAGTGACTGATCTGCTCTATGACGCAGTCGTCATGGGTACATCAGAAACCAGTCTGTGCCACGGGTGCAAGCACGACTTGCCAGCGGAGCAGTTCGCCAAGGACGCGCGCCGCAAGAACGGGCTGCGCTATAACTGCCGCGCCTGCGCGGCAGCTCAGTTCTCGGAATGGCAGAAGACGGCTGCGTACACCAAGCGGGTGGCGAAGTACAAAGCCGACCGCCGCACGCGCAAGACGGAAGACCCGATCGGCCGATGGGCGGAGATGGCCCTGAGCGCATCCCGCGCCCGAGCCAAGAAGTCGGGGCTCGAGCACACCCTCACGCACGACTGGCTGGTGGCCAATGCGCCGGCCACGTGCCCGCTCTTGGAAGAGCCGCTGCACTACAACAACACCCGCACCACGTCATTCAGCCCAGCCGTCGACCGCATCGACAACACGCTCGGGTACACGCCAGAGAACTGCTGGGTGGTCAGCATGATCGCCAACCGCATCAAGACCAACGCCACACTCGAGCAGATCGAACTCGCCGCGCTCAACCTGCGGAAGCGGGTCGACGCGCAGCGGGGTTGACGCAGTCCGCAACCACGCCTACCATTCGCGCCTTCAAAAGGAGAAGACCACGTGACCGAAGCACTCATCATCTTCAACCTGCTGTATCTCACATGCGGCGGTGCCACCTTTTGGTGGGTATCGCACACCGCTCCCGAGGGCGTGAGTGAGGGCTGGGCCCACCGCACCGTCACCATCATCGTGGCCGTGCTGTCGTGGCCGCTGATCATTTGGTGCCTCCTCGACGGTGCAGACGAAGAGTGATCGAAATCATCGTCCTGCTCGCTGTCGCCTACGTCCTCATCGGGCTCGGCATCGTCGTGTACGAGACCTACGTCTGCGACGACTGCTACGACATCTTGCAGGAGCACGGCTGGTCGCTGGTCTCCTTCGTGGTGGCGATGTGGCCCGTCTTCGTGTGGCAGTGGCTGCGCTCGAAGCTGTAACCAGACTTGCTTTCGGCGGCGGTCTCATGCTATCGTCGATCCGAGTACCTGCCTCCCGAAGGTTTGAGGACAAATAATGGACGAAGATGATCTTCCCGAAGGCGAACTGGTTGCCGTTGAAACCGACGACGATCAAGTAGAAGACACGCCTGACGGCGGCGCGATCGTGCGTCTCGACGATGAGGACGAAGACGAGGAGGTCGAGAGCGATCACCTCGACAATCTCGCCGACGGCACCATCCCCGAGCACGAACTCAAGACCATCGCATCGACCTACCTCGACCTGCTGTCGAAGGACAAGGACGCACGCAAGCGGCGCGACGAGCAGTACGAAGAGGGCTTGCGCCGCACTGGTCTCGGCGACGACGCTCCGGGCGGCGCGCAGTTCCAAGGCGCGTCAAAGGTCGTGCATCCGATGCTGACTGAGGCCTGCATCGACTTTGCTGCGCGGGCCATGAAGGAACTGTTCCCGCCCGAAGGTCCGGCAAAGGATTACGTTCCGGGCAAGATTACCGTTGCCAAGGCGCGCAAGGCCAAGCGCAAGACGACCCTCCTCAACTGGCAGATGACGGTGCAGGCTCCAGAGCTGCGCGCCGAACTCGAGCAGCTGATGACGCAGGTTCCGCTCGGCGGTGCCCAGTACCTCAAGGTGCATTGGGATACCAAGCGCAACCGCCCCGGCTTTTTGTTCGTCGCGATTGACGACATGTACCTGCCGTATGCCGCGACCAACTTCTACACCGCGCAGCGCCGCACCCACGTCCAGTATCTGACGCAGCTCGACTACGAGCAGCGCGTCAAGAGCGGGATGTACCGCGACGCCGAGTTGACGCCTGCAGGCCTCGAGCCAGAGCAGTCTGTCGCAGGCCAAGCCAACGACAAGATCGAGGGCCGCGACGCGCAGTCGTACAACGAGGACGGCCTGCGGATCGTCTACGAAATCTACGCCATCGCCGACATCGAAGACGACATCGGCGCTGCGCCGTACATCATCAGCGTTGACAAGCCGAGCGGTAAGGTTCTCTCGATCTACCGCAACTGGGACGAAGAAGACGACACGCGCGAAGAGCAGCAGTGGTTCGTCGAGTTCCCGTTCATCCCTTGGCGCGGTGCGTACCCGATCGGCCTGCCGCACATGATTGGCGGCCTCAGCGGCGCAGCAACTGGTGCCCTGCGCGCGCTGCTCGACGCAGCGCACATCAGCAACTCGCAGACGATGCTCAAGCTCAAGGGCGGCAGCGCTGGCGGGCAGTCGCTCGAAATCCAGCCGACGCAGGTGATCGAGATCGAAGGCGGCCTCAACGTCGACGACGTACGCAAGCTGGCCATGCCGCTGCCGTACAACCCGCCTTCGCCCGTCCTGTTCTCGCTGCTCGGCTTCCTGATCGAGACCGGCAAGGGTGTGGTCCGCACGTCGATGGAAGACATCGCCGACGGTGACGCAAACGCACCTGTCGGAACGACACTCGCCAAGCTCGAGCAGGGCATGACCGTGTTCTCGGCCATCCACGGTCGACTGCACGACGCAATGGCTCGGATGCTCCGCATCCTGCACCGCTTGAACGCAATGTATCTCGACGACGAGATGCTCGAGAAGGAGGCCGGCGAAGAGCTGGCATCACGCGCAGACTTCGAAGGCCCGCTCGACGTGGTGCCCGTCAGCGACCCGAACATCTTCTCGGAGACGCAGCGCTACGCCCAGATGCAGGCAGTGGCGCAGCGCGCCGCGGCGATGCCGCAGCTGTACGACCTGCGCAAGGTCGAAGAGCAGGTTCTGTCGACGCTCAAGATACCCAACGCCAAAGACTTGCTCTCCCCTGCGCAGACACCGCAGGAGCAGAACGCAGTCAACGAGAACGTCAGCGCATCGCTCGGAGCACCGGTCACGGCGTTCCCCGAGCAGGACCACTTGGCCCACCTGCAGACGCACTTGTCGTACATGATGAACCCGCTGTTCGGCACCAATCCGTTGGTGGCACCGGCGTTCCTGCCCGCGATCCTCACCCACATCAAGGAGCACTTGGTCCTGTGGTACGCCGCGACCGTGTTCGACTTGGCGACAGAGGCCACCGGCCGCGACATCGGCGACATGCTGCGCGAGATGCAGGAAGACGAAGGCTCGGAAGAGTTGACCGACGAGAAGCAGGCTCTTGACCGCATGCTCGCCGCAGCCAGCAATGCCGCCCTCGGCGGATCGCAGCAGGTCGAATTGTTCCAACAGCTGCCTCCGGTAATCCAACAGGCTCAGCAGATACTCGAGCAGATGCAGCCGCAGATGCAGCAAGACCCGATGCTGGCCCTCGAAGGTCAGAAGATGCAGCAGCAGGCTCAGATCGCGCAGCAGAAGGCACAGATCGACGGCCAGAAGCTGCAGCTGCAGGCTCAGACCGAGCAGCAGAAGCTGCAACTCGCCGCGCAGGGCATGCAGATGGGTGCCCAAACCGAGCAGGCCAAGCTGCAACTGCAGGCACAGGGCATGCAGACCGATGCGCAGATGGAGCAGATGGACTTGCAGGTCCGCATCCAGCTCGAGGCGCAGAAATTGCAGCAGGATCGCGAAAATCAAGCCCGCGAAGACGCCCGCAAGGCCGCCGAGCTGCAGGCTCGGGTCGCGATGAACACGCAAGACAACGCCACGGCGATGCAATTGGCCGCAGCAGAGATTGCTACCGGCGAAAAGGTCGCTTGGAGCACTGGGACGGGGATCAACCCCAACCCGCTGGATCAGTAATCGAACAGAAGCGGTGAAAGGACTACAAAATGGCCAAAAATGACGCAAAAATCTCGGGCAAGGGCACTGTTGCCGTCAATGCCGAGAACACCAACATGCACAAGTTGATGAAGATGGGTATGTCGCCGGATATGGGCGGTAAGGGCAAGCCCACCGCACGGCCGTGAGGCTAGAGACCCTGCTTCAACGCTTGGAGACAGAGCAAGCACGCCTTGCTACCGAAGCGTTGAAGCAGCCCGTCGGCCGCGATTTGTTCGAATATGGACGAGTTGTCGGCATGTACGCGGGTTTGGAACTGGCGAAGGCGAGCTTGATCGCCCTCGTCGAAGACACTGAGAAAAAAGACTTTTTTCTCTAAATAAGGAGCGCAAAAATGCAGGAATTGGCCAATAAGGTCGAGTTCAGCTATGCTGACATCGATGAGGCTTTCCCGCCCTGTGACCCCGGCGTGGAGCCTTTCGGCAGCCGCGTACTGGTGCAGGTGCGGACGCCGAAGAACAAGACCAAGGGTGGGATCATCCTCACCTCTGAGACCCGTGAGACGGACCATTGGAACACGCAAGTGGCCAAAGTCCTGCACGTGGGCAGCTTGGCGTTCAAGAACCGCAATACGCAGGAAACGTGGCCCGAGGGCAGCTGGTGTAAGGCTGGCGACTTCGTGCGCGTCCCGAAGTACGGCGGCGATCGCTGGACTGTGAAGACCAACGACGGCGAGGAAGCCCTCGTCGTAATTTTCAACGACCTCGATCTGATCGGGCGTGTGACTGGCGATCCCCTCGCCATGAAGGCGTTCATCTGACCGATAAGGCTGCAAGGAGCCGGTTATGACTGACAATACCAAGGATACCATCACCGAGACCGACGACGAGCTGATCCCCGTCGAGACTGTGCCCGAAGCGGACACGGACGATACGGACGACGCAGACGATAGTGATGATGCTGACGATACCAGCGACGAGCGTCTCGGCGACAGCGAAGAAGACAATGACGACGACGTCTCTTCCAACCGCAAGCGGCGCCAGAAGCGCCGTGAGGTGCAGAAGCGCGCCAAGGAGCGTTCCGAGCGCGAACTGAACATGCTTCGCCAGAAGGTGCTCGAACTCGAGCGTCGGCAGGGGCAGGTTGAGGGCCACGTCGTCAACACCAACGAGCAGTCGCTCGAGCAGCGTCTGGCGGCAGCCAAGCGCGAAGTCGACATGGCTGAGCAGATCATCGCCAAGGCGACGGCTGCAGGCAACGGCAACGACGTGGTGCAGGCTATGCGCATCCGCGACGCGGCCATCGCCAACACGCAGCAGCTGGCCGCGTACAAGGAGCAGTTCGAGCAGGCCAAGACACGCCCGCAAGTCGCTCCCGAAGTTGCCAACTTTGCCAAGCAGTGGATCGATGCCAACCCTTGGTACGACCCAACGGGCCGCGACCGCGACAGCGCCGTGACCAAGGCGATCGACAACGAACTGGCTCGTGACGGCTACAACCCGTCCACGCGCGAGTACTGGGAAGAGCTGACGGCCCGCGTTGCGGATGCCTTCGGCACCGACACAGGAACCGCCAAGGATACCGCTCCGAAGTCCAAGCGGAGAGCACCCCCGCCGACTGGTGGCACGCGCGAGCATGCCCCCACGAGCACCAAGAAAGAAATCTACGTGACACCTGAGCGGAAACAGGCTATGGTCGACGCCGGCGTGTGGGATGACCCCGCAGCACGCCAACGCTATCTCAAGGCGTATCGCGATTATGACAGTTCGGCTCGCTAACAAGGAGTGAGACAACATGAATACCGAAGATGACCGCCTGAAGAAAGAACCGACCGCTGCTGGTAGCCGTGGTTCGCGCCGTGCCGAAGACCGTCAGGTCACAGAGCGTCGCGAAGTCACCGATGACGACCGGCTGGAAATGTTCAGACAGCAACTTTTTAACGATGCACTTCCTGACTTGCCGGAAATACCGGGCTATCATCAGTGCTGGCTCACCACAACCAATCCGCGCGATCCCATCCATCGGCGTATGCAGCTCGGCTACGAGCCTGTGAAGCCGGAGGAAATCCCCGGAATGGAGTATGCCTCGATCAAGACTGGCGAATGGGCTGGTTTTGTTGGAGTGAACGAGATGCTCGCGTTTAAGCTGCCCATGAGCCTTTATCGGGCTTACATGAAGGAAGCTCACCACGACGCTCCGCTCCGTGAGGAAAACAAGCTCGAGGAAGTCGCGCAGATGATGCGTGACCAAGCCGAGCGAGCTGGCAGCAAGATGATCGAAGGCGATGGCATGGAGGATTTGCGTCACAACGCCCGAGCACCAGAGGACTGGTGATCGGGTTAACGCAACCCTTTATGAGGTAAATGGCTATGTCTACGACTTCCCAGCCGTTTGGCCTGCGCCCCGCGTACTCGCCAAGTGGTGTGATCCGTCCCACCGCCTACACGATTGCTTCGGCGTATGGTGCAAACCTTCTGCAGAGCCAGCCTGTCAAGATTGGCAGTGACGGCACCCTGCAGGCCGCTGCAATCGGTGATCGCTTCATCGGCTCCTTCCAAGGCGTCGAGTTCACCGATAGTGACGGCCGCCGCCGCGTAAGCAACAAGTGGACCGCATCAACCACGGCCACTGAAATTGTTGCCTATGCAACCCTCGATCCGAACGTCGTGTTTGAAATCCAAGCAAACGGCTCGATCGCGGTAACCGACATCGGCTCACAGGCCGACGTCACCACCATCACTGCAGGCTCGACCACCACTGGTCTGTCGGCTGTCATGCTGGACACCGCCACGCTGACCAATAGCGCCAATGCTATGCTGCGTATCATCAACATCGCTCCCGGCCCCGACAACGCGGCTGGCGATAGCTTCACCGTCGTTCAAGTTCAGGTCGCTGAACATCAGAACGTCGCTGACCGCGCTGCCTACTAAGGAGGGCTGACACATGGCTACCCCAATGCGGAGTACTGACTTCCGCTCCATCGTCGAGCCGATCCTGAACGAAGAGTTCAACGGCATCTATGACCAGCGT